CCTCAAGCTGCCCAGCTACGGCAGCCTGCTGGTGGGTGAAACGATCACGGTCACCGATCTGCTCGGTGATAGCGAGGCGCCGATTGTGGCCTCCGCTCGCCTGGCCCAGCGCATCGCCGGTGAGCAGGAGGTGAGTTTGGTGGAGGCGTTTGATCTAATCAACCTCGCCATTGGTGGCGGTGAGCTGAGCGCTGATCAAGAGCGCATCCGCATTGCCTACCTGCAGGAGTTGGTGGAGCTGACCAAGGCGTTCATCGACAACGGCACGCGGCGCAAGCAGGCGGCGGTCACCGCCTTGCTGCGGCACCGCGCTGATCGCCCGGAGTGGGCGCTGGAGGCCACCACGCAGCTGCCGACCTTGTTGTTTGAGCAGCTGTTTGAGTTCTATGAGCGCGAGCGTCAAGCCGCTGATCCTGATAGCGGCGAACCGGCTTCTGAGGAGGCGATAAAAAAGCAGCCGCCGGGGACTACCAACGCCGCGCGGTGAATTGGACCGCCCTGTTTTGGGCGTTGTGCCGTGCCTTCCCCGGCCAGTTCCGGCGCGAAACCTTTGCCGCAGAACCGCTCAGCGTGGTGCTGGCAGCGGTGCGGGAGCTGCATGAACAGCAGCGCCAGGAGCACTACCTCGGCGGCCTAGCGACAGCGCAGCTCACCAGCCTCACGTACAACATCAACCGCGACCCGAAGAAGGGCAAGGCCACGAGCGCCGACGACTGGGCCCTGTTTGCGCCGCAGGTTGAAGATGAAGAGGATCAGCTACCACCGGTGGTGGCGCACATCTGCATTGCGCTGCGCCATGAGGAACGCCTACCGCCGCTGCTGGTGGCGATTTGGCGGGAGGTGATCAAGGCCAGCCAACACCGCGCCGACACCCCTGCGGTGCGGCTGCTGGTGAGTGACGATCAGAGCGTGGCCTTGGTGGCACCCAGCTGGGAAGGCCGCAACGTGCGCGCTTTCTTGGCGGCCAAGGGGCACCACAGCGGTGAGGTGATCCAACTGCACGATTTGGATCGGCCGCTGCTGCGCTATCAGTTCCGCCTGCCGACAGGGATCATGCCGGTGCATTTCCAGGCCGGTGTGCTGCTGGTCAATGCCGAGCAGGCAGCGGTGGAGCGGTTGCTGCCGGCAAGTTCAACCTAAAGGCCTTCCGTGGACGTTCTGGCGATCCGGGGAGCGATTGCCACGGTGCTCGCTCCACTCCTGGGCACCTACACCCTCGCCAATGGCGCGACCACCGATGCGCTGGTGGTGCGGGATCCAGGGCAAGGTCTGGCGGCTGGCACCAGCGTGAGTGGCTTGGAGGTGGTGATCTCCAGCGTGCCTGAGCTGGAAGAACAGGCGCAATACCGCTACGCCCCGTTTCTGCAGGTGTGGAATGTGTTTGTGCAGGACTGGGGTGGCGGTGATCTAGAGGAGGCGGTTGCCACGCTGCAAAGCGCCTTTCCGGGCTCCAGTGCGGTGCTGCTGGCGGTCTTGGAAGATCAAGGCCCGAAGCGTCAGGCGCAGCTGCGGCTGCCCTCCAACCGCAACAGCAATCAGCTGCCGGCCACATCTGAGCCGACCACGCTGGTCAAGAGCGTGAACGGCCAGATCGGCCACGTCTCCCTTGGCCTCGCCGATCTCAACGACGTGGATGACACCGGCCTGGTGGATGACGCGGTGCTGGTCTGGGATGCCAGCAGCAGCAGCTGGAAGGTCAATGTCCACACCACGTTGACGTTGACCGATGGCGGCAACTGGTAGGGGCAACTTCAGCGCAAAGACCTAGCTAGCCCGTGGCCAACACGATCCGAATCAAACGGCGCGCCATTGGTGGCGGATCGGGTGCGCCCAGCAGCTTGGCCAATGCCGAGCTGGCCTTTAACGAAGACAGCCAGGTTCTCTATTACGGCCTCGGCACCGGTGGCGCCGGAGGGACAGCCACTAGCGCGTTGCCGATTGGCGGCCCTGGCGCATTTCTCAGTGCAGCCACCACCCGCAACGCCAATCTGGTGCTGGCGGGTCCGGCGACCGGTTCTGCTGCAGCGCCGACCTTTCGCAGCCTGGTCAGTGCGGACATCCCCGACCTGAGCAGCGTCTACCTCGCGCTCTCCGGCGGCACCGTCTCGGGGAACCTGACGGTCTCGGGCAACCTGACGGTCAACGGCACCACCACCACGATCAACTCCACCGTGGTCTCGGTGGATGACAAGACCTTTGAGCTGGGCGCTGTTGCCAGTCCCGATGATTCCACCGCCGATGGTGGCGGCTTGGTGCTCAAGGGGGCCACAAATAAGACCTGGCTTTGGATCGACAGCACTGATGCCTGGACCAGCAGCGAGCACATCAACCTCGCCAGCGGCAAGAGCTTCTACATCAACGGCACCGCTGTTCTCAGCAGCAGCACGCTGGGCTCTGGTGTCACCAGCTCCAGCCTCACCACGGTTGGCACTATCGGCACCGGCACCTGGCAGGGCACGGCGATTGCGGTGGGCTACGGCGGCACCGGCCTCACTAGCGCCGTCACTGGGTTGCTCAAGGGCAATGGCAGCGGCTACAGCGCAGCGGTAGACGGCACGGACTACCTCAGCCCCAGCGCCACGATTGATGGAGGCACGTTCCTTTGGATCGTTGGCATCACCTCGCTGGTGCTGAACGCAGTTCTTGGTGCTGGTGTTTCCTGCTGATCTCGGCAAGTTCAAGCGTCCGGCTACATAGCCACCAACGGACGCCAGATGGCCAACTTAATTAAGCTCAAACGCTCAGCGGTTGCGGGCAAGGCACCGGCAACAACTGATCTGGAGTTGGGTGAGCTTGCGCTCAACACCTACGACGGCAAGCTCTACACCAAGAAAGACAACGGCACCGCGAGCATCGTGGAGTTGTCTGGTGGTGGTGCAGGCGTCACTGATGGCGCCAAGGGCGACATCACTGTTTCCAGCAGCGGTGCCTCATGGTCGCTAACCAGCATTGCTGGGGATGTCAGCAATAGCAGCACCGGCTATTTCGATCTGCCATCGGGCACCACTGCCCAGCGCCCCGGTACACCCAACACCGGAATGGTCCGATACAACAGCACGCTGGGCTGCCTGGAGTCCTATGTGCAATCGGCTTGGCAAGTGATTGCCAACACTGCGCTGGATTACGGCCTGATCACCAGCGCGACCGACACCACTTTTGATTACGGAGCCATCAGCTGATGCCTACCCAAGTCCAAACACGTCGCGGCACCACGGCGCAGCACAGCACTTTTACTGGTGCGTCCGGTGAGCTGACCGTTGACACCGACAAGAAAACGGTGGTTGTGCATGACGGTGCAACCGCTGGTGGTGCCCCGTTGCTGCGCGAAAACGGTGCCCAGAGCTTTACAACCACCGGCAACATCACGCTGAACGCGCAGGCTGACCTGCGCTTTGGCGACAGCGATAGCAGCCATTGGGTTGGTTTTCAGGGTCCGGCAACTATCAGCAGCAACCTCACTTGGACACTGCCAAGCACGGATGGAACGAACGGCCAACTCTTGAAGACCAATGGTTCCGGCACGTTGAGCTGGACCAGCCCCACCAGCTCTATCGGCCTCATCATCGCCCTCTCCTAAGCCATGGCTGAAACCTTCAATAACGCCAGCGTCAAGCTGACGACCACAAGTGCAACCGACATTTACCAGGCGCCGACTGGTAACGCAGCAGATCGCGCGATTGTACTGAGCTGTTTGGTGGCGAATGTAGATGGCACCAACAATGCGGACATCACCATCACGGTTACTGATGGCAGCAATAACGTACTGAGCACGCTGGCAAGCACGATTACTGTGCCCGCTGATGCTTCGCTTGAAGTGATCGCCAATAAGCTGATTCTCAAGCAGTCACAGAAAGTCAGGGCAACCGCATCGGCAGCCAACGATCTTGAGGTGACACTTAGCGCATTGGAGATCACGGTATGAGCAACGGCGGTATTATTGGCAAGACAAATGTTCCGACGGCAGGCACAGCCTCTGGTGTCTGGACGATTGATGAAGTTTTTCTTGCAAAAGCTCAAAATATCTGGCCAATCCCACCTATAAATGTCACGTATTTAGTGATCGCCGGTGGTGGCGGCGGATCGTTTGGTGGCGGCGGCGCAGGTGGTTATCGAACAAACAAGACAGGCGAAAGCAGCGGCGGCGGTTCATCTGCAGAGGGAAGCTTTGCGATTGCATTATCTACAAATTACACTGTCACGATTGGCGCAGGTGGCACAGGTAAAACAGCAAGCAGTAAGGGTAACAATGGAAGCAATAGTGTCTTCGCCACAATTACATCCACTGGTGGTGGTGGTGGTGGTGGGTTTAGCAACACTGTTTTAGATGGCGCGACTGGTGGATCTGGCGGCGGCGGCGGTGTTGGCGCATCTCCGTACCCAGCAGGTGCTGGCGGCTCTGGCACTACAAATCAGGGCTATGCAGGTGGCGCCGGTGTAGGCGGAGGTGCTGCTAATGCGTTTGGTGGTGGTGGCGGGACAGGTCAAGCCGGAACGGCTGCCACCAGTGGGGTGGGAGGTGACGGCGGTGATGGTGTGTCGTCTTCAATTACAGGATCAGCGGTTACCAGAGGCGGTGGTGGTGGCGGTTCGGCAAGTTCAACAATCGGCACTGGTGGCACAGGTGGTGGTGGAGATGGCGGACTACAAGGCGGCACCCCGGCAGCCGTAAACGGCACTGCTAATACTGGCGGCGGCGGTGGCGGCGCTTACAACTTGACTGGCGCCAATGGTGGTTCTGGTGTCGTGATTTTGCGCTACCCAAGCAGCTATAGCCTCACCAACCCAGGCGGCGGCTTAACCCTTTCAACTGCTACAGATGGCAGCGATAAGGTAACAACCATCAGCGCCGGCACCGGCAACATTCAGATCGCATAGTCATGGCTCATTACGCATTCCTTGACGAAAACAATATCGTCACCGAGGTGATCGTCGGTAAAGACGAAGCCGAGGATGGCGTGGACTGGGAGCAGCATTACGGCAGCTTCCGTGGGCAAGTGTGCAAACGCACCAGCTACAACACCAGCGGCGGCGTTCACTCTGGTGGCGGCACACCATTCCGCAAGAATTACGCCGGCCTTGGTTACACCTACGACGAGCAGCGCGATGCGTTCATCCCACCAAGACCATTTCCCTCTTGGTCTCTAAACGAAACCACCTGCCTGTGGGAGCCGCCGGTTGCAATGCCCGAAGACGGGCAGCTGTATCAGTGGGATGAAAGCACTCAGCAATGGCAGCTGGTTGCGCCACCGGCCTAGTCTCGCCGACTACTTTGGTTCTGTTCCCGCTCTGCTTCGGCATCGGGCTGCAGGCTCCGCTCCGGCGGGGCTTTTGCGTGTCTGGCAACTCAAGTCATGCCTGCACGCGATGTGGGGCTGTGTCAGTTGGTGCGACGCCACTGATCACCACAACTTCTGTGCTCAGCCGGTGCGATGCCGCTGACTCCTGTTCACCCCCACCACCTCTGAACCGTGGCACTTACCACCATTGAGGCCGGCAAACTGGGCCGGCAGGATTCCCTCAAGCAGGGGATCGTTGAAATCTTCCGCGAAGGCAAGCTGTACGCAGCCATGCCACAGCTGTCGGTGACTGGCACCGGCATCCACTACAACCAAGAGCAGACCCTCCCCGGCATCGGCTTCCGTGGTGTCAACGAGGCCTACTCCGAGTCCACCGGCATCATCAACCCCCAGTCTGAAGCTCTCAAGATCTTCGGCGGTGATGTGGACATTGACCTGGCACTGGAGGCCATGCAAGGCCCTGAGATCCGCACCGCCCAGGTGGCGATGAAGGTCAAGGCTGCCCGCCTCAAGCTGGAGAAGACCCTGATCAAGGGTGATTCCACCAGCAATGTCAATGAGTTTGACGGTCTGCAGGCCCGCATCCCCTCGGGTTCCTCGCAGCTGATCGCCAACGCCGCCAACGGCGCTGGCCTGAGCCTCGCTGCTCTTGATGAGCTGATCGACGCGGTGGATGAAACCGTGGGCAGCCCGGTGCTGATCATGAACCGCGCTCTGCGCCGCCGCCTCTCGGCTGCTGCTCGCGTAGCTGCTGCGGTGGGCAACCTGCAGTACGGCCAGGACGCCCTGGGCCGTCAGCAGATGTCCTACAACGGCGTGCCGATCATCGACATCGACCACGACGAGGCTGGCTCTGAGATCCTGGCCTTCAACGAGACCCAGGGTTCCAGCAGCGTCTGCAGCTCCGTGTACTGCGTGGCCGCTGGCGTCAATGGCGCCACGTTGATCACCAACGGTGGCATCGGTGTGCGCGATCTGGGCGAGATCCCCACCAAGCCTGTGCGTCGCATCCGCGTGGAGGCCTACCTGGGCATGGCCGTGTTCCACCCCCGTGCCATTGCACGTCTGGCCGGCATCACCAACGCCGCCGTGGCTGCCTGATCTCTGTTCCCTACCTCACTGAGGATTGACCCATGCCTGTTGCAACTGGAATGAGTGATCGCCGGGGTTACCTGCGCGATTCCGCTCTGGAGCTGCTCAGCTCCTCCGCTGTTACCTCCACCCAGACCGGTTCTGAGGTGACTTTTGACGCCTCCTCCCTTGACACCGCCAAGGTGGTGATCGCTTCCGGTGGCTATAGCTCCTACACCGCCGGTTCGGCTGAGTGGACTGTGAGCCTGCAAGCCGCCACGGCTGCTGGTGGCACCTTCGTCACCATCGAGTCCATCACCCTGCCTGCCACGGCCAAAACCGTGGAAGTGCCCTTCTCTGGTCCTGAAGTGACCCAACGCCTCGGCGGCCGTGCCGCTGTGGTCAAGGGTGTGCTGACCAAGACCGGCAGCCCTGGTGCTGCCACCGCTGTGCTCTACATCGCTAAGTGATGTCGGCCTATCCGGTCACCCTCACCCACCCGGAATCGGGGGCCACGTATGTGGCCTCCACCCGGTTGGAGATGATGGATGCCCTGCGCAATGGCTGGACCCTGAGCGCTG